TTGGTTTGTTTTGTTGTCACTCAGTCCGTCTTTGCTCAGCGACCATTAGTCGCAACTGGCACGCTGCAAAGTGCAGCCGTAGCGAATGGCAACGGTACGCCATTAAGCGTCCGTGGATTAAGCACGGCATTGGTGACGATTAATTGTTCTGTCGCTTGTACTGGTGGGACAACCATCACTTTTCAGGAAAGTCAAGACGGGACACATTACGCCAGCGTCAACGGCTTACAAGTCGGAACAATCACGACATCGCAGACTGTCATCAATCAAGGCACAACACCAACGTTATGGCGTGTCAATGTCTCTGGTGCGCAGACGCTTAGAGCCGTCGTAAGCTCATACAGCGCAGGTACGGTCACTGTGACAGCTACTGCGCTCTCATCGGGATCGGATCATAGCGTAACAGCCATTCCTGCACCCACGAGCACGGCTCCATTTTCAGTCAATGCGACAAGCACCAGCACGTACACGAACGTCAAATCGACGGCTGGTAGCGTCCTGGGCTATGCAGTCGAGAATCCCAATGCATCGGTGTGCTGGCTCCAGCTTTATAACAGTTCTGCTCCAACTGTCGGCACGTCCGTTTATTTCTCAATTCCCATACTGTCGTCGGGCGGAATAGCTCAGACATTATCGTCACCGATCACTTTCAGTACAGCAATCAGTATTGCCACGACCACGACAGCAACTGGCAGCACCGAATGCTCAACCGGAATGGGCGTCACGGTGTTCTTTCAGTAAATGACCGGCATGCCGATGGGTTTTGGGTCCTTCTGAGCGACGAAAATAAAATCGGGTGCGCCCCGTGCGAAAAAACGCTCTTTTCGATGTTTTCAAATCGATTCAGAAGTAATCGTTCAATCCATAAATAGTACTTGTGGACGAACCCTTACCCGAACTCCGAATCCGTGTCGTCTCTGAAAATGTTGTCGCTGTGTGGATACTGTTTCCGCAGATTCGTGCAATGGGTTCCGTCGATGATTTCACGCTGGCTCCCTACATAGAAATGACGGCTAACGAAGCGCTTAGAGTTTCCAAAATTATGAGAGGTTGGGCCATCGAAGCGGGAGCCGAAGAAGACGAACAATGATAACGATCACACCAGAAGCCGCACACGCAATCAAAATGTTTCTTACCACGCAAGCCCCGGAAGCTCTGGGTGTCCGCTTGGCAGTCAAAGGAATGGGTTGTTCTGGATACGGATACGACATGGCGACCGTCTACCCGAATTCTAAGACGATGCTAGACCGAGTGTTTGAGAGCGGCGGCATCAGAATCTTTGTAGACCAAGCAAGTTTCCTGTATCTCGACAACGTGATTGTAGATTTCAAAAAGACGGCGATGGGATCGGGTTTCGAGTTTTCCAACCCTCAGGCGAAGTCTGTTTGTGGGTGCGCAAAATCGTTTTCAGTCTAATGCCAAAGCAAAAATACAAAGTGAGTGGTGCCGAACTCGCCCGTGAGATCGGGCAATCGGAGGGTACTGTTTCACGCAAGCGTGGGCAGGGCTTGACTGATGATGAAATTCGGCAGGAAGCCAACGAAAGGGCAGCGGTGGAAAAAACGTTTGAGGCGAACAAAGAAAACGTCAGGGATGCAAAGACACGCAAAGAGACAGCGTTGGCCGATCTTGCTGAGTTGCAGGTTGCTGAAAAGAAAAGTGAACTCATTCCATACGCCGATGTGAACAAGTGGGTGTCAACCAACATCATTCGTGCCCGTGACATTCTGCTCCGCATCTCACCCGAACTCAGAGACAGACTCGCAGCGGAAACCGATCCCGTTAAGTGCGGTGAGTTGATTGACGCTGAAGTGTATCGGGCGCTGGCCGAACTGAAGACCGTACCTAGATAAGTTCCCACCTAAATACGAGTGCGGCGGTGATGGCTTTAACATCACACGCCTGAATCACTGAAACATGAGGTTTTCAATGAAGCACTCTAAACGTATTTACTCTACTCAAGCACAACCATTACCGAAGCCGACACCGGAAGATGTCGAAAGGTTTTGGTCCAAGGTTGACAAAGGCGCTCCTAATGAATGTTGGGAATGGACTGGATACACAAATGAGGACGGGTACGGTGGTTTCAGTTATGACACTTCCAGTCACGGTCCAGGTAGACACAGTTTTCAATCTCATCGTTTTGCTTACTTCGTCAACACTGAAATCAATCCGGGCAAGAATCTAGTACTGCATACTTGTGACAATCCACCATGTTGCAATCCTGACCATTTATTTCTAGGAACGGCAAAAGACAACATAGAAGATTGCGTGCGTAAAGGGCGGCATGTTCCAACCGGCTCCCCCGGCGAAACTAACCCCAAAGCGAAACTCACAGAAGCACAGGTACAACTCATAAGAGAGATGAATGGATCGCAGCGGGCAATAGCCAAGTGTTTTGGCGTCGCTAAGTTTACTGTGCAGCGCATACGTTCTGGTGCAGGGTGGAAGCACGTCGCATGAGCGTAGATTTCAATTCATGGAGCGAATTATGGACGCCTCCAGAGCGGCTGTCCCTATCCGATTGGAGCGAACTCTATCTTGTTTTGAGTTCCGAGTACAGCGCAAGAAGTGGCCCGATCAAGCTGTTTCAATTTCAAAAAGATATTTTCAACGCCTTTAGCGATCCCAACGTTAGAGAAATCTGTGTGATGGCAGCTACGCAAATGACCAAGACGATTCTTTTGCAAGCCATCATAGCGTACACAATCGTCAACGACCCTCTACCGATTTTGCTGATACAGCCAAAGGACGATGCGGCGAAAAAGTTTTCCAAACGAAGAATTGCACCTATGTTGCGAGACATGGACATCCTTGCGGGCCGGGTAAGTGAATCCGGCGCTGGCCACGACACCACCATCCAAGAAAAGACTTTTCCGGGTGGGTCGTTGTCCATTCTCGGGGCCGGGTCACCGACCAACTTAGCATCGGCGTCCATCGCCATTGCCCTCTTGGATGAGATCGACAAATTTGAGGCAAACGTCGGCGGGCATGGTGATCCGATCATGCAAATCAAGGCACGTCTGAGCACCTATGGCTCACGTTCCAAGCTGGTGAAGGTTTGCTCACCCACGACCCAATTCTCAAGCCGAATTGCACGGGACTACGAAGACTCCGATCAACGCCAAGGCTGGGTGCCCTGCCATGTGTGCGGGAAGTTCCAGGTGCTCACGTTCACACCCGGCGTTCAATTCGACGAAAAGCTACCGCTCAAAGAACGGGCAAAGATGGCGTATTACGAATGCATCCATTGCGGCGCTCATTGGAACGATCTGCAACGGCGCAAAGCATGTGAGCTTCTGGAGTGGCGGGCGTTGAAGCCCTTCAACGGCGTGGCCGGGTTCCACCTGTCGCATTTGTACTCGCCCTGGCGATCCCTTGAGGACATCGTTGCGGAATTTCTCCGGGTCAAAGATACCCCACTAGAACTCCAGACCTTCACCAACAATACGCTGGCGGAACTGTGGAAGGTCGAAGGGCAGGCACCCGATGAGGAAAAGGTTTTTGCACGTCGGGAAAGGTATCCATTCGGAGAGCACGCCGTCATTCCCAAGCGGGCACTGTTTGTCACAGCGGCGGTTGACATCCAAAAGGATCGCTTGGAAGTCGAAGTAAGAGCCTGGGGCCGGGATCGTGAAAGCTGGAGTGTCGCTTATGAGGTTATTCAGCCGACTTTCAATGATGGCTCCAAACAAGTGCCTTATCCCATCACGGCATCGGAAGTCTGGAAAGCCCTTGACGACCTATTGCAACGCAACTGGAAGCATGAGAGCGGTGGCACAATGCCGATTTGGTTGATGGGACTCGACGTAGGCTATAACGCAAAACTCGCCTATGATTTTATCCTCAAGCATACTTTGTGTTCGTATAATCCAGCTTCGGCAACGAAGCTAAAACCAAGAGGTTATCGTTCTGTCGTTCCGGTTCGTGGTGGATCGGATGAATATAAAATCATCGAACATGTGAGCGACGAAAACGCTGCCCGTGGCCGGTCGGGTTTGAAAATCGTCACGATTGGGACGCATTGTGCCAAGGCTGAACTCTACGACAATCTGAGAAACAGAATTCCATCTGAGATGGAAGCCGTTCCTAATTGTCTTCACTTCCCGGAGTACGGTTTGGAATTCTTCAAATCCTTGTGTTCGGAACAACGTCTCATCCGGCCAAGTGGCAAACATGAGTGGGTGAAGAAGCATCCCAACGGACGCAACGAAGCACTTGACCTTGCGGTGTACAACCGGGCGCTGGCCGAACTGTGCGGAATTGATCGCATGAAGGATCACGATTGGGAAGAACTTGAGAAACGGGTCGGCATTGTCACCACACCAGAAAACCAAACTCCGGTGTCACCGGCAGCGACTCCCGTAATTCAATCCCAACCTTTACCAACACAAGCCGCACCCCAACGGCGCATTGTCGGACGGTTCCGCTAAATAGTCATTGAAATGCCGACACAACCCAACTGGACAAATCAGGACTTGAACAATATTTGCGCTGCGATAGCGTCAGGCCAGCTTACGGTAGAAATTGATGGCCAGCGGATAACCTACCGCAGCATCTCTGACCTAGTTGATGCAAAGAACATCATCGAGCAATTCCTGAACGCTGGAAACCCTCCGATACGAATGCATCTCGGCTCGCCAAGGACGGGTTTCTAATATGAAAACGATCTTGAAAGCATTGGCCAAGAGCGAAACTGTTTTGGTCGTTGGATTGGCGTGCATCGGTATTGGCACGGCTTTGATAAATGTGCCGGTGGCTCTCATTGTGACGGGCGTTTTGCTCACGACTTTGTGGGTCTTCGTGGCGTGGGCCGAAACATTCCAGAGACGGTAACTAAATGGGCGCAATCGTAAAACACGGATTCTTCGACAAACTCAAACAAGGTGTTGCTGGTGCCATTGGTGCGCCTAAAATCGGTGCGCTTGGTTCGTCCACCGGGTATGACGCAGCAAGTCAAGGCCGGAGATTGCGTGGTTGGAAAGGGTCGATTCTTGGCCAGAACGCCATCACACTTGCCGACTGGCTACCGCTTATTGAACGTGGCCGTGATGCGATACGAAACTCTCCCGTTGCTTCAAGTGCACAACAGAAATTCGTCTCGAACGTGATCGGAACAGGCATAGTTCCCCACTTCACTTTTACCGACCCTGCAAGATCGGATGACGAAAACGAAGCAATGCAGCAAAAGATTCAGGACGCATGGGATGAATGGGTCAATTACGCACACTTCAATGAACAACTCGACTTCTATGGAATCCAGACACAACTTGCCGGAGCCGTTTTTGAAACTGGTGAGTGCTTTTCACGCTTTCATGTTGACTACGAAGACCCGAACCGTTACGTGACGATCCAGCTTTTGGAATCAGAACAGGTGCCCGTATATTACACGATGCAAGCTGGCCCTTGGCCGGGAAGCGTCATAGATCAAGGCTTGATCTTTGACGAAAATGACCGTTTGCTTGGATATCACATTTACCGAAACCAACCTTACGATTTGTCACCGCATCAAATATATGCGACTCAGTTCATTGACATCCCCCGTGAGAACATGTTCCAGGTGATGAAACCCGTTCGCCCTGGTGCCCTGAGAGGCGTCCCTATGATGGCTGCTTCGTTGTCCCTTCTGTGGGACTTAGAAGGGTATGCGGATTCGGAGAGACTTAAAAAAAGAATGGCGGCGATGTTTGCCTTCTTCATCAAAAAGCAGTCCGCAGAGGACAGCACCATACCTACAAATGCGCCTGATTATGCAACAGGCAAGGACGTTGCAGATATTGAACCCGGCACGATCATGGATTTACTTCCGGGCGAAGAGATCATTGCACCCCAACCACCAGAAGCCGGGGATTACGCACAGTTCATGTATGTCGAGCTTCATAAGTTTGCCGCACAAATCGGACTAACATACGAGCAGGTCACGGGTGATATGAAAGGCGTAAATTATAGTTCCGCTCGTGTTGCGCTGTTAGAAATGCGGCGTCAATGTGAAGCATTCCAGCGTCAAGTAATCATCTTCCAGTTTTGTGAGCGAGTTAAACAGCGCTGGCTCAAAGAAGCTGTTTTGAGCGGAGCGTTGGATATTCCGATTGATGAATATTTGCAGAATCCAAGAATGTTTGAATCCTGCAAGTGGGTTACCGATGGCTGGCAGTTTGTGGACCCGGACAAGGAAATTCAGGCAGCGGTCGCTTCCATTCGTGGTGGTCTTTTGGCCCGATCTTATGTCATCCGGTCTCTTGGTCTTGACCCTGAAGA